GGAGGTTCAGGAATAGTTGTAATAAGGTATAAATTTCAAAATTAGGTAAATTATGAGTGAAATAAAAGTAAATAAAATAACACCAAGAACAGATTGTGGTACGACTACATTAGGAGATAGTGGAGATAGTATTACTGTTGGTGGTGATCTAAAATCAAATGCATTAAAAGCAACTGATGGTGGAAGTATAATTTCTCAATCAGGAACTACAATTACAATTGGTGCTTCTGGAGATACAGTATCACTTGCGAGTGGTGCATCACAATCAGGATTTGGAAGATCAGGATCTGTAGATTGGCAAACTGGTTCAATTAAAACTGCTACTTTTACAGCAGCTACTGGCGAAGGTTATTTTTGTAATACAAGTGGTGGAGCATTTACAGTAAATTTACCTGCTGGATCAGCAGGTGCAATTGTAGCTGTCGCAGATTATACAAGAACTTTTAATTCTAATAATTTAACAATATCACCAAATGGTTCTGAAAAAATAGGTGGCATAGCAGCGGACGCAAAACTAACTGTTAATGGTCAATCGGCTACATTTGTTTATGTGGACGGCACAGAAGGATGGATCAATGTTCAAAACGCAGAGGATACTGAAACTGGAATACCTCCAGCGTATATAGCAGCAACGGGTGGATCAATTACAACCGTTTGCACAAATTTTAAAGTTCATACTTTTACTGGACCAGGAACTTTTGCTGTTACAGCAGGTGCTGGCCCTATTGGAGTTGCTGATTATTTAGTTTTAGCTGGTGGTGGCGGTGGAACTTGGGATAGAGGAGAAGGTGGAGGTGCTGGTGGTTACAGAGAATCTGGAGGCACATCTTCTGGATGTTATTCTGTATCTCCATTAGGTTCATCTCCAAGTTCAGTTGCAGCATTACCATTCGTAGCTGGATGTTATTCGGTTACAGTTGGAGGTGGAGGTGCTGCTGGACAAAACCCAAGTAATTATTATGGTCAAAAAGGTTCTAGTTCAGTTTTATCAACAATTACATCTACAGGTGGTGGAGGTGGAGGTTCTCAACCCTATGGACCAGGTGGTTCAGGTGGTGGTGCACACGGAGGTGGTGGTGCATTTGGAACAGGAAATACACCTCCAGTAACTCCTCCTCAAGGTAATCCTGGAGGTAGTTCAGGACCTAATACTAATGCTGCAGGTGGTGGCGGAGCTGCTACAGCAGGAAGTAATGCTACACCGGGTGGTGGATCAGGTGGAGATGGTGCAAGTTCTTCAATCACCGGAAGTTCGATTCAAAGAGGCGGCGGTGGTGGAGGTTCTAGAGGATGGTGTGGAAGTGGTTGTGGATCAAGCGGAAACGGCGGCGGTGGTGGCGGCGGTGGTGCCGGAGGCCCAGGCGGAAGCGGAACAAATGGAACAGCCAATAAAGGTGGTGGCGGTGGTGGAGCTGGTAATAATCCAATACCTACTGGAATTTGTGGTGGAACAGGTGGATCTGGAGTTGTTATTATTAGATATAGATTCCAAGCTTGATGAATATTAAAAATTAAGATATAAGGAGATAATTATGGCACATTTTGCAAAACTAGGAGCTAACGGAAAAGTTATTCAAGTGTTAACTATGGATAATGATAAGATGTTAAATGCTGATGGTGTTGAAGATGAATTAGTAGGTCAACAGTGGTTAGAAACACATAACAACTGGCCTGCACAAATGTGGATTCAAACATCTTACAATACGGCAGGTAATGTACACAAAAATAACGGAACACCTTTCAGAGGTAACTACGCAGGTATTGGTTATGAATGGGACGAAGATAATCAAATCTTCTGGCCTAAAAAACCATATGCATCTTGGGTAAAAAATACTACAACTGCAGGATGGGATTCACCAATCGGTGCTGCTCCAGAATTAACTGCAGAACAAACTTCACAAAATGAAGCTGGTACACATTCTTGGGGTTATGATTGGAATGAATCAGGCCAGTCTTGGGACTTGACAGACGCTTTAGCATAGATTAAAAATGGTGGTGGTATGCAGAAGAAAGTATTAACAGAGCAAGCTTTATATTACGGTGATGTGGCAATGCCTAAAGATTGGGACATTGACCGAGATAAATTATCAGGCGACATCTTACAATCAGTAATTCAAAACAAAGATTTTCCATTTTCAAGAACTTGGGATATGTTAAACACATATATGCGAGATCACATTGGTCTTGAATATAGTATCAATCTAATTAACAAAAAAACGTGGGGTAATATCTATAAACCTGCGGAAACAACAATTCCATTACTAAATATTGATCCAGTAGATCTTCGAAACTCGCCAGACTTTACATTACTATATGGCGTTAAAGTTAAAGATTGTATGGTCAGAATACACTTTGAAGATAATAGACGAAAAGGTAGAAGTTGGGATATAGAACTTACAAATAATAAATTTATAATGTTCCCATCAACTAATATGTATTATTTAACCAATAATCAAAAGGATAATTTAAATTTTGTACAAACTATAACGTATGAATATATCTAATTATTATTGGTATTTTAGTGGGGTTCTTACACCTAGATTTTGTGACGATGTTATAGCATATGCTAATGAACAAAAAGAAGTTATGGCTAGAACAGGTGGATTTGGTGATAGAGAATTAAAAGAGGATGAAGTTAAAAACATGCAGCGTAAAAGAAAGTCTGATCTGGTATGGCTTAATGATACTTGGATATATAAAGAGCTACATCCATATGTGCACAAAGCAAATGAGATGGCTGGTTGGAACTTTGATTGGGAAAGAAGTGAGTCTTGTCAATTTACAAAATATAAATTAAATCAATATTACGATTGGCATTGTGATAGTTGGGACAAACCTTATGACAGAAAAGACCCAAACAATCCAGAACACGGAAGAATTCGAAAACTATCTATGACTTGTCAGTTAACAGATGGTTCAGAATATAAAGGTGGTGAGTTAGAATTTGATTTTAGAAACTATGATCCACATATGAGAGATGAATCAAAACATAGAATACAATGTAAAGAGATATTACCTAAAGGATCTATCATTGTGTTTCCTAGTTTTGTGTGGCATAGAGTTAAACCAGTAACCGCTGGCACAAGATACAGTCTTGTTGTCTGGCATTTAGGAAAGCCGTTTAGATAATGTATATAAATAACTATTTTAACACGACCATTTGGTCAGAACAAAAACCAGAATTTGTAAAGTCATTAAACAAAGCATCCAATAAATATATCAAAGATGCAAAGAGCAGAGAGAAAAAATATATTAAAGAGTATGGTGACTTTGGTAGATCATTTCATTCAACACCTTTGACAATGGACAATGATTTTTTAGATTTTAGAAATTACATTGGTCAAAAATCTTGGGAGTATTTAGATCATCAGGGTTATGATATGTCACAATACACAACTATGTTTAGTGAGTTATGGGTACAAGAGTTTGCTAAAAAAGGTGGTGGTCACCACAGTGCACATATACATTGGAATCAACACGTATCAGGTTTTTATTTTTTAAAGTGTAGTGATAAAACATCATATCCAATATTTCACGAACCGAGAACCGGGGCACGTGCTACTAAATTAAAAATGAAAGATCAAAAAGGTGTATGGGGTGGTACAGAACTTATAAACTTTAGACCTACACCAGGCACATTAATTATATTTCCTGGATTTTTAGAACACGAATATGCAGTAGATCACGGCATAGAACCATTTAGATTTATACATTGGAATATACAAGCAGTGCCAAAAGAAATGGCTAAAGATGTTTAAAAAGAAAAAGTATACAGTAATCAAACAAGCAATATCAAAAGACCTAGCAGCTTTTATTAGAAATTATTTTTGTATGCAGAAACAGGTTTATGATACTTGCAAAGCATCAAGATACTTTTCACCATTTGAAACTATCATTGGATACTACGAAGGTAAAGATGAACAGATACCAGAAACTTATAGTCAGTATTCTAATATAGCTATGGAAACTTTAATGCTTAAATGCCAACCAGAAATGGAAAAGGTAACAGGATTAAAATTATATCCAGCTTATACTTATGCACGAATCTATAAAAAAGGTGATGAATTAAAAAGACACAAAGATAGATTCTCCTGTGAGATATCCACAACCATGAATCTTGGTGGTGATGATTGGCCTATATATCTAGAGCCATCTGGAGAAGTAGGTATGAAAGGTATTAGAGTAGATTTAAAACCAGGAGATATGCTGGTTTATTCTGGATGTGAGCTAGAACATTGGAGAGAAAAATTCAAAGGCAAAGAATGCGTACAGGTTTTTCTGCATTATAACAATCGTAAGACACCGGGAGCTAAAGATAATATGTTCGACAAGCGTCCACATTTAGGTCTTCCTTCTTGGTTTAAACGATGATATAATTCTTAGATGGGGGCTGTGTCACCACCACATACCACGCAGCCTCCTTTTAAGGACATTTATGAATTTAGGATTTGACGCAATATCACAATTTCCCATATCTCAAGTTGGAAAAGATGATACAGTAATAATTACAGTCACAGGAAATAATCTAGTTGCCAATATAGGAAATCCGGATATTGCAGCTGACGCCGTTCAACAAAACATAGATCCAAATCCATTAACCCTTGGTGTTGGAACCGTAACACTGGTTGGTACAGCAAACCTTGAAGCATCTAAAAATCCACTAACTCTTGGAACGGGGACCGTCACAGTTACTGCAAATGCAGATGTTACAGCATCTGGAAACAACTTGATTATACGTAGTGGATCTGTTACTATCGTTGGAAACGTAGTCCAAGAGGCACCTAAAAACGCCATGACTCTAAGAACAGGCGAGGTAGGTGTTATATCGTGGAACGAAATTGTACCAGGAGCAACAATGGTTTGGACACCAATTAAA